TAGATTTTTATGTAAATAATTGTTTGCATAAATCTAGTAGATGGTAAGGTTATTAATAACAAACAAACAAGAAAGAGAGATTATGAATCAAATAAAACAATTTCAAGGACATGTTAATCAGTCTTTGATGGATTCAGGGAAACATAAAGACAAAGACTATATCAAAATCATGGATGATTTGTTTAAACAAGGTCACCTTAATTTTGAACAGGTCACTATGTTTTTCAAAACATTAATTAAGAAGGCAGAACAAAAGATATATAGAGAATATCTGGACAGTGATAAGGCAATAGCAGACCAAGTGCAAGACATGATGGACTATGGATGGATTACACAAGATGGCGAGTTAACCGAACACTGTTTAAACAAACTAAAGGAGATGGGATATGCAGAACAGAACAACAAGTAAAAAATTAGAAGCATCAGTTGATGCTCTTAATTTTGTAATAAACAATGAACACAAGATTTGGTTTAAGAATGCAGGAGGCGAACTTAAATCAAGAGAAGGTATGTTTAAACTAGACAAGAATGTCGGTGGCTATCAACTAACAAAAATTGTTAACAGTGATGGTGGAGAAACAGACCTAAGCCCAAGAATGAAAGCAGGAGAGATGCACAAATTTCTTACTGGTTTATTTCTAGGGATGAAAATACAAACAGAAAAGGAAGGAGTTGTTTAAACAATGAGCAACACAGAAATAAAAGAAACAATAACAAGAGGACAAGCTATGGATATTGCAGACACTCAGAAATTTAATGAGGATGTCAAAGCAGTGCGAATAGATGGTGACAAAGCACGAGGTAGATGGGGAACAGAAGCAGTGAAACACAACCCAAAGAGGAAAAGTGATTTCAATGAGAAGTTAGATTTTGTAGACCTATCTATTGATGGGATATATTCACATAGGGAGGAGTCGTTTAAACAAGGCTTCTATGTGACAGACCAAAGACATGGCGAGGGCATTAGTGTTAATGGATTTGCCAGAGTAGAGAGAGATAGAGGTACACAAGAAGGAGGCTTTAGTATTTATTTTGATAATAAAGAACAGGTAATATCTTTTGCTAATAAGTGCCTAGATATGTTACTAATTGCACAGGAGAGAAAAGCCCTTAATAAAAGATACAAGGACAGTTGGAATGATGGTGACCATCCAGAAATTTACAAGCACTTTCCAAGCATGATTAACAAAGTTAAATGTGAAACTGGTCGGTACTATTGGGATGCTAGTTTAAACAAGGCAGTAGAGATAGATGAAACTACAGACCAAGACATAATAGATGCACACTATTACAGAGAAGTTAATAGTGAGGGAAACTTTGAACCAGACTGGAGGAACGAAGATGCAGAGGAGAAACTCTTAGGTCTTGAAGCAGGGCTTCAATCTAACTGGAAGGAAGAACACTTTCAGGGAATCAACCTAGCAGAGATTCAAACTGGTATCGGTGTTGGATATAGAGGAGATGGTATTCAACAAGTTAAAGGTAAGAACCCTAACGACAAAAGAAGAAAACAATGGACTACTAATTTCTATATGACAGATGGAACTGTAGAAACATTAGTAGGCTACTGGGTTATGACTAACGCAGGTACTATCAAGAGAAATGAGTACGCAGAAAAGTAATCAAAGATGACAAGGTAGGAGGATTCAGCCCATCCTCCTCACCTTGTTTAAACAAGAAAGGAAAAACAATGGCAGAAGAATACACAATACACGAGGTAATTATTTCAGATAGCAAAGGAAATCTATTTAATTATCACAGTGACTATATGAACGAGAACTTTAGTTACGATAAGGAAGTTGACCAGATAACAGAGTATGTACCAACACAAGTACAAGTTATGTTAGAAAATAAGTTAGAAAATGCAGTAGAAGTTGCACAACAGTTGTGGGAATGTTTAAAGAGAGGTTACACATACAGTGAAGCAGGAGTACACATGAGAGCATTCAGAGATGGGAAGACAACTGTAAAAGAGCTTGTAGTAAAAGACAAGTAGTTTAAACAAGGTGTAGGATATTTCATTGTTTGACCTACACCTTACCTCTACAAAAAATTATTATTGTCTATGCAAATAGACAAGGAGGACAGTATAATTAAACAAGGATTGACATAGGAGAACTATGATATATCAAGTAATAAGTGTCAGCGTGTATGGTGGCAGGATGACATGGGAGTTTGACAACGAGCATGATGCGAAGTGCAAGGTAAGAGAACTCAAAGATTATGGCAGTATGTTTATAGTGAAGATTCAAGCAATAGAATCTGCACAATAGACAATACTAAATAGAAGAGGAGGAAGTAGCTATGGCTAATATGTTTGATGACCCTAAATCATTGAAGACATGGGCTATTAAATTAGCAAATGCTTGTGGTGGTCAGAAGGTGGAGAAGTCTATTGTATTAACTAAGACTAACCCCCAAAGACTAAGAGAACTTTTAGATGAGTTTGTCAATGACCATAATGAAAACACTATTAAAATAGCAAACGAAATTAACGAACAAGAAAAGAAGGAGGAGGAGTAATGTTAGATTACTTATGGATTCCAGTCTTACTAATTACTGCAGTGGTAGTTATCATCATGGCTTTAGTTGTGATAGTTGCAGTAGTGATGTGGATATGGGATAACAGACCAATTAGATATATAAAGTTAAGCGAAGATGCAGTTGACTTTATAGATGAATTACAAAGAGATATGTACAAGGATGATTTTAATGAGCATAGATGAACATAGATTGATTATAAAATTAAAACAGATACAAAATCAAATTGATAATCAGACAAGTAGTTTAAACGAGCTACACAAAGAAAGAAAAACTGTCATTGTATTTTGTTATGCTAATGGTTTGTCAGCAATATCAATAGCAGAAGCATTGAACATGACAAGACAGAGGGTATATAAGATACTTGAAGAACACAAAGAAGAGGAGGAGTAATGCCTAAGTTTGATTTAAACAACTACGAAACAGTAGAAGATAGGCTTAAAAAATTTTGGAAAGATTTTCCAAATGGTAGATTAGACACACAAGTTATACATATTACAGATGATGGAACATGCGTAACAATAAGGTCTGAAATATATAAAGACATGAAGGATGAAAGACCAGTCAGCACTGGTATAGCACAAGAAACTAAAGGACAAGGTGGATTTGCAAATGCAGATGCGTGGATGGAAAATGCCGAAACTTCGAGTTTAGGTAGAGCTTTAAGTAACTGGAACTATCAAGGCACTAATAAACCTAGACCTAGCAGAGAAGAAATGTCTAAGGTGCAAGTAGAAAAGAAGCCAGTAAAGAAACCTACAAAGAAAGAACAAGAAGCTATGAATAAAGTTGTTGATGAAATGGTATCAGAAAAAACTGAGGGCAAGAATGCTAAACAACTGAATCAAGTTATTGCAGGTTTTGGTTTTAGTAAAGATGTAGCCGATACATATAAAGCAAAAGCGTTCAAAGAATCTGGACTCTCTAATGATGTTGAATCATGGACTAATGATGAGATGAGTAAATTCTTAGATTTGTTTGAGAAAGCTACACAAAAAAAAACTAATCCAATAGAAGAAGTGTTTGGAGAGGTGACAGAAACTGTTGTACGAACATGCCCTGATTGTAAAAAATCTGATTACATTGAGGACAACAGAGAGAAGAAACAAAAAGACCCAGATAAATTTGGAACAATTCCAAGTTGGAGTTGCAGTACATACCAAGGTAAACAAGGTTGTGGATGGGTAGCGTGGGGTGATACAGACTGCCCTAAAGAGTGGCTTTAGAACAAGCAGGTGGAGGTAGTTTAAACGACCTTATAAAAAAAATTAAAGACAGGTTTCCTGATTATAATTTTGACATAACACCTGAACCAGATACAAAATGCAAGAGCCAATATGACTGCAAGGGTTTACGCAACATAACCTACAGTGATACAGAGGGTAATATTTATTGTGGTAGAAGATACAAACTACAAGATGATAACAACCCACACGCATGGTCATACAAAGAATGTCATGCTTTATTACAAAAGAAAAGACAAGGAGGAATACAAGATGAAATCCCATTCTAAAGAAACTGATTATGGTTTTCGTGGAGTGATTAATATATTTAATCAAAAAGAAATAGACATGAATGACTGGGTGTTTAAACGACTAGACAAAGAAAGAGGTGGTATTAATTTTATGTTGCCTAATGCAGAGGGTGAAATATATTTACAGTGGGATGATACATATTATTTAGATATTACCTTTGTAAGTACGAAACAAAAATATAGTAATGCAGTTACATTGGGTGATTTAAAAGACATGATTACCTTGTTAGAAGAACAAAGACAAAGAACTGTCGCATCAATAAGAGATATGTTAAAGGATAAGTTTAGTGGGTAGTAAATACACAGACTCTTATCAATCAAGAAACTCAGGTGAAGACATGGCAGACCTTGCCATGCAACAACATCTTAAAAACAATGACTGCATTGAGTATGTAGATTATCTAAAGATAGGAACAGACCCAAAACAAAATAAACTAGATATGTTTTGGTACGCAACAAAAATACTTTTAGTGCCTGACTACATACTTGTGCGTAAGGGGTTTATATTTTTTATTGAGGTCAAAGGAACTAACAAATTAAAAGCAGAAGACTATTACAAAATACAGGAGATGGCATTCAAAGGTTCTAAATATAAGGAAGTAAAGGTAGGGATTATGTACTTTGCCCACAAGGATGCTGAACCTGTATGGATAGACCACAACAAATTGTATGATTATTGGATAGACCCACGCATACCTATGAAGTATTATCCTGAATTAGATTTTCAAGGTAATAAAAAAGCATACAAAGAAATACCTATATAAGCCTATAAACATTGAACATTTACATCACTGAGGTTTGATTCTAAGCCAAAAGTTTTTCATTGTGGCACTATGTACTACAGAATTTTAAGATTATCCCAACCTTTTTTGTTTACTGTAAATGTAAGAACACCTGGATGTGACCACATGCCAGTTCTTGCAGTAAAGTCTATTGATTTATCTAAACTAGGAGATTGAAACCAGGTTCTGTCACCTTGTTGCTTTGCACGAAAGTGATGGTAGTGACCAGTAATTAAAATCTGACACTCACCTGCAGGTAAAAACCCATACATCTGACCTTTCCACCAGTTTTCTATTTTAGTTTCAGGATTACCACCAGTAGACCCTGTCATGTGACCATGAGTCCAACCACATGTAATACCTTTGATGTCCATTACTTGATGAAATCCATCAGGTATATCTACCGATACCTTTTTATATCTATCTGGATTAGCTTTCATTATTTCTTCACATATCTGCAAGTGCATTGTGTCTGTGTTATCTAACCTGTCAGTAACAACTTGACCTTTCTGTGAACGAGATGCTTCTCCATGATTTCCTGGACATCCTGCCAATTTTAATTTGTCAGCATGAGGTAGAAATGTTTCTATGGTTTTCATAATCATAGACCTAGCTAACGCATACTGTTCTATCATTGATAGTTCAATATTAAAAGGTTGACTGTCATAAAATCCATAACAGTTTTCTGTAAGGTCACCTAGACCTATCATGTATATCTCATCTATTAGTACACCTGATTTACGCAGTTCTTTAATTCTATTTACTGCATCTTGTAGTGCTATATCATATCTTTTGATTGTGTTCTCAACACCATAATCTTTTTTACCAAGCTGCCAATCTGCCATAAAAAACAAAAAAGCAGTGTCACCTCCATGTGTTTTAAGTTTTAATGGTGGTTTTCTACCTGCTTGTTTAAACAATGCTTTAAAGTATTTATCTTGTCCAGGTCTTTTCTTCTTTACAATACCTTTGAATGCGTAAAAAGTTTCAGTAGTTCCACCTTTGAGTTGTACATTCCATGATGATGCACGAACTGAACCTTCTATTTCGTAGTGTTTAGGGTCAAATCCCCATTCTCTTAATATAGAATCAAATTTATTTCTATAATCTGGGTCTGTTCCGACATGAGTTATTTCACCTAACCCTGTCTGTTCGTTAACTTCTAGTCCTGGTTGCCACCCTGACTTATAGAAGTTATTACCCCATTCTTCTGGTACTTTAGGCATAATACCTCCTTTGCCCTGTTGTTATAATCCTACTTGGATATTTGTTTTTTTGCGTATGTCTTGACTACTGCTAGTGCAGCACCACCACCTGCTAATGCAGCTAACTGAATTGTTTCAGCTTCTACACCAACTAAAGGTGCTACTGTTAATGCACCAATGAACGCTTCAATGAAGGTCCAGGCAGTTCGTTCAAGCATATCTTTCAAGTCATCACTCATCTTGTAACTCCATGCTTCATTCCAAGGAGTCCACCATAAGTCTTTCTTAAACTTACCCTCTTGGTTTCTTCTTCTATTATTTTTTTCAAATAAATCTGACACTATTCTATTACCTTTCCACTAAGTTTTGATTTAATTGTTAAAACATTTCCATTTATTTCCTGCAATTTTTCATAAACTGTGGTAGCTAATACTGTGTGGTCTTTTGATGTGTTGTCTTCATCACCTTGTTTAAACAAGTTGTTAATTGTTGTGTATTCTATGGTTACCTTCTTACCTTGTAATAATTGTCCTGCTACTTTTGCATACATTTTCTTGTAAGCTAGTGTGCTTGAACCTATGAATCCATCCTTAGATACTTCTAAGTCTTGTTGTGTTTCTCCTACAATTAAACAACCTGATGTATGCTCATCAGTGTTACCAGTGTGTATAAGTATGTAAGTAAAGTTAGGTACATCTTGTACATGTAACATACCATAATGTGCGTTCTTGTATCTTTCTGAATACTTAGCATGAAACCCACCTGTTTTTCTAAACTCAATATCGTATGTGCCTTCTGGTATGCAAGTTTCGTGCATTACTTTTACTGCTTGATATTGGTCTTCTAGTGTGTAACATTCAAAGATGCCATCTATAAACAATAAACCATTGGTTGCATCAGTGCCGAACTGTGTTCTAACTACTGTTAATTTCATTTCTCCTCCTATCTACTTGGATATTTACAATTACAAATAGATACATTAGTAAATCCATTTGAATGTAAAAATGTCCTACAATGTTTATCTAGTTCATCATCAATATCATCTAGTATAACATCATCAAACCACATTATTTTCTAAATCCAATCGTTAATAACCAAACAGCTAATGTAATTATAGTAGCGAGTCCTGTGATTTGCTGTGCAGAACCAGTTAGTGTAAGCGTAGCAATAACTAAACCAACCAAAGTCCAACTAAGGTTGAGTGTTTCTTTTATTGCTGCTACAAACCAGGTCCATAACTTTTTTATCATAGACTTCTCCTAAATACAAAAGCTGCCATACTAGCTATTCTAGTCAGAATAACTGGCACTACCACCTCTTGTGCTTTTTCTTTTTGGTCTTGTGTCATATCATCTCCTATATTGCTAATAGTTATACCTTCAAAATCTAAATCTACAAATGTTTCTATTGGGTTTTCTAAAAAGTTTTCATATTGTACTTCTGTAACTACATCAGCAAGTGTGTAGTTTTCTACATCTGCATTCTCTACAGCTCTTTCAACATACTCTTCTACTGCTTCGGCTACAACTTCATCTTGTTTGACAGCTTCAGCTATTATTTCAACATCATCTTCTTGTACTTGTAATACCTCTGCAACTACTGCAACTTGTTCCTCTGTAAGTTCCTCTACATTTTCTATAGCTTCTTCAACTACTGCTTGTACAACTTCTTGTACTTCTTCTGTAGCTTGGTCTAAATTTTGTACACCAATGTCATTAACTTCTTCTATAACTTCTATGGCTTTTTCGGTAGTTACTTCTTCTATAACTATTTCTTCAATGAACTCTTCTAGTTCTGCAACCTCTTTTTCAACCACCTCTTCAGTAAGTACCTCTTCAATTTCTTCGGCATCATCTTTCGGTGGTAAAACTTCAAGTTCATCATTGTCATCTCCTCGTAAATCCTCTTCGTGTAACTCATCTTCTTCTACAATCTCCTCAATAATTATTTCTTCTGGTATATCTTCAAATTTAAACTCTTCTTCAAGTTCCTCAACATCAATCTCAATTTCCTCTTCAAGAATAATTTCTTCTTCCAAAGGTTTAAGTTCTTCAATTTCATCTTCAGATTCCAAATCAAGTACCATATCATCATCTTCAAAAAACTCTCCTTCGGTATCGTACTCTTCTTCATCAACAATAATTATAACTTCTTCTTCAGGTTCTTCATCTTGTTTAAACATAGAGCCACAATCACCACGCTCTATCTGTGCATCAGTCATATAACAACCATACATTTCTTCGTTAGCTTTACGCTCATTGTCACGCTCTACTGTTCCATCTTCTATCTCGTGTTCTTGATACTCAGCTTCTGTACCATCATCTAAAACAACAACAAACATTTCAGGTTCAGGTGGTGGTGGAGGTATGTAAGGTTCTGGTTCAGGTTCTGGAGGTGGAGGTAGTGTTGTAGTAGTTGTAGTAGTTGGTTGTATGTATTTGAATGATATGTCATCAAGCAAAGACCAGTCATTGATTGTAATTGTAAAACTTTCTATAAATGTTTCTAGTGTGTCGTATATATTGTAAACCACATCCTCAAACATATTCTCAATATCTGTATTGTCTTGACCTTCTAGCACATTTACTTGTGTTGTTTCATCAG